AGAATTACTTGGAGTGACATCAGCCATTTCCTCCTGCTGCTCTTCGTCATGATCTGGAGCTATTCCAACTTCCCCCTGCTGGAATGATTTAGCAAAGCTGATGCAGGATTCTAGGGTATCCTTATTTGATACCATATCGAGTCTTTCGATAACCCAACTGTGAACTGGATTACCACCGACTTGTTCTAATGTGGTACCTAACTTGTACATAAACGAATAACTTGGTGGATTTTGGATAACTCTACCAGCTACCTTAAGAATAGCAGTCTTTTGCATGTACAACCACATTCTACTTTTTTTCATCTGTGATACTTTCATAGTGATCAAAGCTTTAGATAGCGGTAGGTCATCTTCGTCTAGAACCACGACCAAATGATTCGCAACCTCTTCAACGTAATTACCATTAGGAAGATAATTAAGATTATCTTTTTCATCCTTTTTGGTTTTACTCATTATATCAGAAGATGCTGGGTAGGTATTGACAGGTGCTTTTCTTGAAGTTTGACCTCTCTTCTCCCACTCAACATAATTTCTAAAAAATTCACAAGGCACGACACGTATTCCTGCCTCGCCATCAAATGTTTCTTTGTTAGCTTTATTAATGATATTACCTGGCGTATTACCCTTTACAGTCTTGTCACTAATTTCTGGTGACATTGGTTGTAAGATTTGAAACCTAGGTATTAATATATCTTGGGTGGTAACATTACCTAACCCATCTCCAACGTTTTGTATTATTAATTCTAATGCCTCATCTACCTCAGCTACTGCTGTAGATTTTTTATTGGCAGGTACTCCTTTAGTCGCCATGATGACCTCCTATTTATTTTTTATTTTAACGTCGTGATAACGAAAGATTCCAAATGTTTCTTCGGGAAACTCTTTGCCCTCTTGCGCGTATCTTTCTATAGTCTCTCTGCACCATGCATCGAGAGTATTCCATGCAATGCCTTGTTTTTCCATGGGCACTAAACCTTTTTCTTTTAAAAATGTTTTAAATTCCTCTGCGTCTTGATCTTGGCCTTTGCCAAATTGCATTTTAATTTCGTTCTTAATTAGATCGCCGGCGCCCTCGGTCCGTATAAATTCATAAGCAGTGGCAATGTTTTCTCTTTTAATGTTTGCTCTTAACTTTTCATTGTATTCGACTGAACTTCCATCAACAAGTTTAAATGATGTTAAATTTTTTTCTTTTAAATAAGTTCCTATAGTTTCACTTAACTTTTGTATTTCTTGTGTTGTGTCTTCAACAGCTTTTTCATGCATTGCTTTTTCTTTTCTTGTTTCAACAAGTTTCTTACACAACGCACCAATGTCAGATAAACCTTCTGTGTCGATATCTTTTATTTTTTGATCAATAGCTTTTTCTTCAAGCGTATTTAAAATGTAATCCAAATCTTTTGGCATATAACTCCTATCTGTTGCAGCTAACAACATATACATATTTAGATAAGATTTCTTCTGATGTCAACAAAAAGAAAAGGGCGCCGAAACGCCCTAGTTCTTTTAGCCTTGGAAAGAAAGTTAAGGAGTTACATATGTGAATAGTAGATAGGTAACCTTTCTAACCAAATATACATTTAATTGTTTTTTTGTTAGATTTCAACTATAATACTCATATGGAGTTACAGTATCGTTTTAGGACGAAACCGTTTGCTCATCAGAAAAAAGCATTAGAATTAGCCTGGAATAAAAAGACTTTTGCTTTCTTCATGGAGATGGGTACGGGTAAGTCAAAGGTTTTAATTGATAATATTTGTTTATTATATTTAACAAAAAAAATTAAAGGCGCATTAATTGTTGCACCAAAGGGTGTGTATCGAAACTGGAAAGTAGAACAATTACCTGCTCACATGTCACCTCTTGTGGAGAACTATGATGTTTATGATTGGAATCCTGTTGATACAATTAAAGAAGACAGGAGACGTAAAAACTTTTTTTATAATGATGTCGATAACTTCAAGATCTTTCTTATGAATGTTGAAGCTTTCTCAACGACTAAAGGTAAAAAGATTGCTGATAAATTTTTACAGCTTTATCCAGCTATGTTTGCGATTGATGAATCTACGACAATTAAAAATCCTAAAGCTGCTAGAACTAAAAGTATTTTAAAACTTGGTGAGAAAGCATTGTATCGTAGGATCTTGACTGGATCGCCCGTGACTCGTAGTCCGTTGGACCTTTATTCTCAATGTTATTTTTTGGATCGCAATCATTTAAGACAACCAAGTTACTGGTCATACAAAAATAGATACTGTGTTATGGAAACAGGTTATGCTGCCGATTACACCTATCAAAAGGTTTTAGGATATCAAAACGTCGATGAGATAACCAGATTATTACAAAACTTTTCTTTCAGAGTTAGGAAACAAGATTGCCTGGACCTGCCAGATAAAACATTTGTAACAAGAGAAGTATCAATGAACAAGAAGCAAGAAGATGCATACTTACAAATGCAAGCATTACAAATAGCTAGACTTGATACTGGTGAAGAAACAACAGCTGTAGCAAAATTAACAATGATGATGAGATTACATCAAATAGCTTGTGGCTTTCTTACAACTGATGAAGGTGAGAGTGTAGATCTACATGATGAAAAAGGCATGATACCAAGACTACAATCATTACTGGATTGTTTAGATGAGATAGATGGCAAAATCATAATTTGGGCAACATATAGACATAATATTGAAAGAATTGTGAAAGCAATAAGAAAGAAACATGGCAGCTTTGCTGTGGTAGAATCTTTTTATGGTGGAACAAAAGACCTGGACCGAACTAATATTATCGAAAGATTTAAAGATCCTAAATCAGATCTGCAATATTTAGTTGCTAATCCAAAAACAGGTGGTTACGGTTTAAATCTTACTGTGGCTGACACAATAATTTATTACTCCAATAACTACGACCTTGAAGTAAGAGTGCAATCGGAAGATAGAATTCACAGGTTAGGTCAAAATAATAAATGCACTTACATAGATCTACAATGTGCCGGTACTGTGGATCAACACATCATATCCAATTTAGTAAGTAAAACTAAGATTTCTCATAAAGTATTGAACGAACAATACAAAAGTTGGATAAAAGAGTTGAAAAAGAACTATAAATAGTTATATATTGTTATAGAGGATAATCCTCAAGAAAGGAGTTACATATGTTGTATGCAATAGCAGCAATTTTATTAAGCTTGGGGATTCTCCTCTACAGGCAAACAATGTTGGTTGCTTTACTATTTGGTTTCTGGGTTGTTTGGAGTCGTGGTGGTTTGGAATGGTTATTGTAGTCAAGATTGGTGATTATGAATCTTTATCCATGAGTGAAGAATTGTTTTGGAATCGTGTTGAAAATTTGCGTCGAGCAATGCTTGAAGCAGAGGACATGCAATTTAGAATTCTATGGTATTGGAAAATGCAGGAGATGATGAAGAATGTCCCGTAAGAAAATAGAAGCTTATAATACGCTGATGAAAGATATGGATCAGAAAGCAGCGGCTCACTTAGTCAAGTTAGGTATTGGCAAGAGTGCAAAAGAAAACCTTAAAAACTGGAAAGCAAGGAAGGATAGAATGAAAGTTGACAAAGCAATTGATGGATTGAAAAATCCATTTACAACAATCGCAGTGCGTCTTGATACTCGTGCACGATTAAAAACTTTAGCGAAGAAACGGTTTCAGTCTGTAACTGGATTGATCGAACAAATGTTAGAGAAAGCAGAAAAAGATGAAACAAAAAACAAAAGATAAGATCGTTAGCTATCTTATGGACAAACATGGCGACAAGCAGGTTGCCGGTATGATTGAGCAGTATTTTCGATTATCTCTTACTCATGCGGAGAAAGATGGTATTTTAAAAATTGTAGAAAAAGATGGGGAGGAGTACGTTAAGTTACTTGTTTCTCAAAAGGAGTTAAATTCATGGTTTCAAAAACAGCAAGAAGAAATGAAAAAAGCGACGATAAATTAAATATTAGTCGCCCCGCGACGCTCCGAACGAGATTGGTTAGAGAGTGGGAAAGATTACATCCGATCTGTATGCGCGATCCGCGGACCATTGACCAAATGAAAGAGCGAATAAGAGAATCTAGAATATCTAATATTTTAGCTAGAAGATATGATTATAAACCATGGATAAGATAATGGAAAAAGAATTAAATAGGGATGTTTATAGAGAGTTTCATGTGAAGGAAGTTACTTGTAATCAATGTGGTGGCAATGGTTATGTTATGGTAACTTTGAATGCAGATCCGGTGCCCTTGGATTGTAAGCAATGTGATAATCAAGGAGTAGTTTATAAAAAATGTAGTTCAATGGACAACGGGCACATATTCGAGATCCGTGGACCGCACATTGTTAGTGGTAGCAAGAATTAGATAGTACTGATATAATTTATTCGAGGGCGAAGTTTTTTAATCTTTTTTCTCTTCGCTCTCACCTATAATTAGTTGTACACCTGCATCATTTGGGGTATACAATTAGGGCTGTTAATGGACGATCCCTATGGAGGCTTGAGACAGCAATGAAAGACAGGAATATTATTAGTGATGCACAAGATAGTATGATTGACTTTCTTTTGGAGGGTTGTACACCTAATGATTTTTCCTCCAGGTGCTCCCTCCTTTTAAGTGAATTCAAATTTACAGATCAGGAGGCTGCAGCAAAACACATTAACAGAAGGATAAAGGAACGACATGGAAGCAACGTTATCACATTTGCCCGAAAGCCCAGTTAAAGATATTTATTCTTGTCCAAATTGTGACCGGGTTCACGTAAAGTTTTGGGATGAAAAATTGGATAGAACGTTTTCAAGTAAGGAATGGAAATTTATTGTTGAGCAAGGTGCAGCAGAATTAGACAAAATTAAAGAAAAATTTAAGGATGACCCAAAAATTTTTTAAGTTACCTATATAAGTAAATATTTTGAAAATTATTTTTTTTATATTTTTGTCAGAATCTCAGGTAACACAGGTAACATTTGCATGAAACATGCAGAAAACAGGGAAAAAACTGTTACCTCAACTGTTACCTATCCTATTTTGTTTCAGGTAACAGGTAACACTTCTAGTATCGCGCGCGAAAGGTTTTTAGTATAAAATATAAATTCTAAAAAATGCTCTTATATGGTTGAAAGTACAAAAATTGTTGAAATTACTGCTCAACAAAGAAAATTTTGTGAGCTCTTAATTTTACATGATGGTGAATGGACCGCTACTGAGTGTGCTATTGAAGCAGGATATTCTGAAAAGTCCGCAAGGCAAATTGCAAGTCAATTACAAAACAGAGAAAAGTATCCAAAAGTTTATGATTACATTTTGATGCTGAGAGAAGAACAACACAAAAAGTATCATGTTAATTACAATAGGCACATGAGAAGATTAAAACAATTATCATTATCTGCAGAAGAAAAAGGTAATTACACTGCAGCTGTTAGCGCAGAAATTTCACGTGGAAAGGCAGCAGGTTTGTATGTTGATAGAAAAGAAATTTTGACTGGATCTATTGATAATATGCCCAAACAAGAAGTTGAAAGACGCCTTGAAGAACTTAAAAAACGTTTTCCAAAAGTGATTAATGGCCTTGCAATTGAAGTAAAAAATAAGGATGAAAGAAAAAAATCTAAGCCAAAGAATTTTAAAAAACAGTAACATTGTTAAGTGGTCAAGAGTTGAATCTAAAACATCTCCTGGAATCCCTGATTTACATGGGTTTTTTAAAGATATTAATGATTTGCAGGGATATACTTTTTGGTTAGAATTAAAGTTAACTAAACATAACAAAGTTGCCCTCACTTCCAAGCAAATTGCATGGCATTATCATTACTACAAGAATGGTGGTACATCTTTCATCTGCGTTAAGACCCTCTTACAGAGGGGCGCGCGAATATATACAGGAAAACGGGGATCGGAGCTCGCTCAAGTGGGTGTGAAACTCGAACCGGATATTATTGTTGACGAACCATGGAACGAAAACCAACTAATCGAGTTTGTAAAATACGCTAAGAATACGCAAAGCTCCTCGCCCACTGGTTAGATCTATATAGATCCAGGCAGCAACGGTCCTCATCCTTCTGACATCTTCAAAATACCGCAGAAATACGCCATTTTTATCGCCGATATATAGATCCAGGAGCTGCAGCAGCTTCCACGGGCCGGACGGAACACGGAATGGGGTAAAATTTTTCGCAGAAAACAGGGAAAAAATAGGTGAAGACTGGCCCAGCAGCTCCAGGCAGCCCTGATGCAGCTGTCAAAAATACGCTGACCTATCGCCGGTGCACACGATTACATATAGATTATTCGCCGACCGGCCCAGAGACTGGAGTGGTAAAAAATTTTTCTAAGATCTTGACATTATAACTAGTTATAACTATATATTAATAGTGGGGATACCGAATCCGTTTCGAATTCTGGCCAGAGTCCCCACATTAAGGAGTTATATGACAGAGAAATGTGAAGATAGAATTCAAGAGCAGTGGCAGCTGAGGCAGAAAGATTTAAGAAACAATGAGTTTGAGCCCCTGGGCTTTGATTACGTAGAACCAGGCACATGGCCTGAACAATTGGAAGGTTATTACAGGTGGCAGTTCAGTTGGGGTGGTCCATCGGATGAGCTGCGCGGGTATGTTAACCTGGACAAAAGCATTCACCGCCTTGAATATTGGTTTCTTGACTGGGGGGATGGAGCGAAGCTAGATGTTCCGAAGGATGCAATCGCCTGGAGTCAGATGCAGGAAATGATTCATGCCTCTTAAAAAATACACTAAGATCTCGCCGTTCCCGCTGCGCTTATATAGATTAAGTCTTCGCGGGCCCTGCGAACTGAGTTGCCAGTCATGTTAATGTTTTTTGCAACATTCTTTACATTGGTGCTTGTGGGTCGCAATCCATTCATTGCCTTTTTCTTTGCCCTGTTATTCACAATCTTTTTTTCAATTTATAATTTTTTTTCTTGAGTTATAACTTATTATAGGTATTGTGGTCTTTGTTATAACATTAAACAAAGGAGTACATATGTTAGACGAAAATGAAAATGTCGGTTTGACTGATAAACAGAAAGCCGATTTAACTAATATCACATTAGCTTTAGCAGGTGGCATTAGTAAAAGTCTTACTCAATTTAGGGAAGAGGTTTTGAAAAAAGAACACCCTGAACTTGAGCCATTCATGACTGACCGAAATTTTCGGTTGGCTTTAATCCATGCATTTATCTCGGAGATTAAAAAGAACGAGGTAGATTGCGACAACCCAGTTCTTTCTTTTAAAGAGCTATTGGAGGTTGGCGTCAATGCAGTAACAACAGCATTGGGTTGCGAACCAATAGAAATTAAAAAGATGAATGAGGAGGAGGTTGACAAGATGAAAGCCGAATTCGAAAAGAAACGTCAAACATTGAACTAATCTTTGTGTGGTGGGCGATGTACTCTCGCCCACCAAAATACACTAAGTCATCGCCGTATATTTTTTCCTTTAATAGATAAGTTTTGAGGTCCGGACCGTCCGGTCCTTTAAACCTTTCTTTTCGCAGAAAACAGCCAAAAATTTTTGATCCAGAAGCGGCAGCAGCCAGGCAACCCTGATGCAGCCAAAAATACATTCAAACCTCGCCGTTTTTTAAAGTTCTTAATAGATTAAGGTAGGTACAGAGGATTGAGTTGCTTCCGTTAATTATGGGGAAAAGTCAAAAAACCCGAGGTGCAATCATACAGGCGACTTGCTACAAGCTCATTGTCGTTCAATTATGAGATACTTTTTTTTCATTATTTTGTTGAATTATAACTTTTTATAACTAAAGTAGTATTTGTATTAATAATTAATACAAGCCTAAACGATTAAACTAAAGGAGTTACATCATGGCTAAAAAACTAAATAATTTTGAAATTAAGTTACTCATTGAGTATCGTATGTTTCAAGATATTAAAAACCAAGCAGATAAAAAATGTAAACAATTACAAAAACAAGTTTACGAACTTATCGAAAATAAAGGTCTAACTGAAAAAGAAAATTATGTATTCAATCATAATAACAATGTTTTTTCAGTTAGTGAACACACTAGAACTTTAACAGATATGCAACAAGTTAGAGATTTCTTTGTTAAAAAGAAAGTTGATATGCCTGTTAAACAATCAACTTATTATTCGATCAAAAATGTAACGAATAATAAAGAACAAGAAAACTTAATTGAAGAACAATTAGGGAGAATTGCAAATGCCTAATGATTTAATTAATCAATTAAGAGAATTAGCTAACACCACAAATCGTGGTGTTAGTAACCAAAACCAAAATACTTTTTTATCTAATGCTCAAGAACAAAGAATAGATTGGCAGTTATTAGCTAATTATTTAGATGGAAAGATATTTGAATTTATTATGACAAATCAAAACGATCCAAGAATAAAAGATTTTGGAATAGAGTTAGCTAGAGATTTGGCTAATAAATTTGGTATAAATCATTAACTTTTTTTACCAGCGTGGGCAGGTGATACCTGTCCATGCTACCTTCCCTTCTTAAAATAATCCTTCAGGTAATCGCCCTATTTAGTTAGTCTATTTAGATTAGATACTACATCTAGAGTCCCAAACCATTTTTTGCCAAAAATAATCCTTTATGACCTCGCCACCCCCCGTCCCCCCCTATAGATTTATATATGCAACGTAGCGTGTAAGATTTACACAAACAAAACATATGCTATAATGTTACGAAAATGGATTTAGACCAAATAACCAGTGATGAAGCTGCAGATCTAATAAAAAAATTAGAATTAAGAAAAGCAGAAATAGATACAGCTGAACATTCAAGAGATGATTATTTATCTTTTGTAAAAGCAGTGTGGCCAGAATTTATTGGTGGATATCACCACAGAAAGATTGCAGAAAAATTTAACATGATTAAAGACGGTAAGCTGAAACGTTTAATCGTTAATATGCCACCAAGACATACTAAATCTGAATTTGCTTCTTTCTTATTTCCTGCATGGATGATGGGACACAATCCTAAATTAAAAATTATTCAAACAACGCACACCGCAGAGTTATCATATAGATTTGGTAGAAAGGTGCGTAACTTAATGGACATGGAGGAATATAAAAATGTTTTCAAAGACATATCACTATCACAAGACTCGAAGGCCGCGGGCCGTTGGGAAACCAACATGGGTGGCGAATACTTTGCTGCTGGTGTTGGGGGTGCCATTACTGGTCGTGGTGCTGATCTGCTCATTATTGACGATCCTCATTCGGAGCAAGACGCACTAAGTCAAACTGCCATGGATAATGCCTATGAGTGGTATACCTCAGGTCCTCGTCAACGTTTGCAGCCTGGCGGCGCAATAGTTGTGGTTATGACTAGATGGTCTGTAAAAGATCTTACAGGTAAATTAGTTAATGCACAAAAAGAAGTAAAAGCGGATCAATGGGATATTATTGAATTCCCTGCTATCTTCCCTGAAACAGGAAATCCTATGTGGCCTGAATATTGGAAAGCGGACGAACTGTTATCGGTCCGCGCATCGCTGTCCGAGCAGAAGTGGCAAGCACAATGGCAACAGCAACCAGTATCAGAAGAAGGTTCCATAATAAAACGTGACTGGTGGAAGCTATACGAAGCAGGCGATCCTCCTCCCCTCCAACATGTAATTCAAAGCTACGATACAGCATACTCTAAAAAAGAAACAGCAGACTACTCGGCAATCACTACATGGGGAGTTTTTTACCGAGACGATATGCGAGCACCGGCGTGCATCTTATTAGATGCGAAAAGAGGAAGATGGGAATTTCCAGAGCTCAAGAGAATAGCAATGGAGCAATATAAATATTGGGAGCCGGAAACTGTCATAGTCGAGGCGAAAGCGTCAGGGCTTCCGCTAACCTACGAATTGCGTCAAACAGGAATTCCAGTTGTTAACTTTACACCGAGCAAAGGAAATGATAAACATTCAAGAGTAAACGCCGTAGCACCTCTATTTGAATCAGGGCAGGTATGGTATCCTGACGAGAGATGGGCGCAAGAGGTTATTGAGGAATGTGCTGCTTTTCCTTTTGGTGAGCATGACGATTATGTTGACTCCACCACTCAAGCTTTGTTAAGATTTAGACAAGGAAACTTTATAACGCATCCAGAGGATTACGAGGATGAGCCTGGTGTTTTACAGATGCGAGAATATTATTAGGGGTAATATGGGAAAGAATAATAAAGTGGTGAAAGGATCAAGAGAAGGGTCTATCATCAATACAAAAACATCATTTAAAGATGGATCTAAACCAGATTTTTTAGATTTAGATAAAGACGGCGATAAAACAGAATCAATGAAAAGTGCAGCAGCTTCAGCTAAAACAGTAAAAGCGAAAAGCGGTTCGCGTACCGGGGTCCGTGGAACAGGTGCAGCTAAAAAAGGCTTTAGAAAAGCAAGACTTAGCTAATGGCTAAAAAGAAAAAGTTTCAATCAGGCGCAGCTAGTGTTTTAGATGATCCAAATATTTTGGATGTCTTGCCACAAATTCAAAAGCCGAACCTACAAAGCGATCAAGTCGGTGACATAAGAGCATTGTTACCTTTACTCGCTATGGGTGTTACAGCTGCAACACCAGGAATGATTAATAAATTTGGTCAAGATGTTAGGCAAACTCCAGGAGGTATTGTCCTTGGCCCTGATGCAGAAGAGCTTTCAAAAGAAAGAGATAGAATTGCAAAAGAAGGTAAACCAGGTGGTTTCTCAGCACCGGATATAAAACTACCAATATCTACAGGAAGCCCTCCTCCTGATCCAATAGAATTTGAACCTGGTTTAATTCCACCAGGAGATCCCCTTCAAGGCGAAACTAAAGTTGGTGGAGGATTTATTCCTACTGATATGCCGGACATGAGTATTATGACTATGGGTGATAAGAAAAAAGAATCCAAAGCTTTGGTCAAAAAAACAATGATGCCTACACTAGATGATTTACCTGATCTTTCTGGAGACAAAAATATGGCTCCAAGGTTTAATCAAACAGAAGACTACATAAGATCTAATTATACAGGCACCGAAGAAAAAACAATTGATCAGTGGGTAAACGAATTAGTAGATCCACAAAAAGGATTAACATTAGAATTAAGAGACTCAGGACTTGCTGGAGTTTTATTAAGATTAAATAGTACTGAGGGTGATAAAAAAATTACTTCTGCGCAACTACTAGATGAAATTTTAAACTTTCCTAGTCAATTAGATGCTTTTAACATTCCTGGATCAGATTTAAATCAAGCGTCATTTAAGATTATGGGTAATAACCAAGAACTTTTCCCTCAGGTATTAAATACTGAATTGAACAAAATACAAAATTTAGAAATGGTTTTAAGACCTGGTCCTGTTAGTGACTTTATGGAAAGATACAAAGATCTTCTTATAAGCGGTTATCAAGAATTAATGGGCGTTACAGATAGAGATAAAGCTGCTGATATTTTAACAAACTTAGCAACGCAAAGAAGAGATTTAATGCTTGAGTCGGATGTTACTCAAGAAATGCTAGATGCAAACAGGCAGTATACAATTTTTGAAGATTCTCAGAGAACAGTGGGTCAAACATTTCGTAACAATGTTTTTACCAATGAACACATGTCAATTGGTTTACCTGGAACTCAATCGCAAGACTATCAAGTTTTAACTCACAATTTTAAACCTGCATATGATCAAGATGCAAGATTAGAACAACACAATTCAAGTCACCCAACAGCCGATCATACGATAGCATTTTCTAGAGGCAGACAAATTATGAATGATGCGAACAATGAGACAGGTTATGTAATTATGGAAATGCAATCCGACGTTCACAGAAATTTAAAAGGTAAAGATATAACTTTTCCTGATTCAATAAATGACGCTAGTAAAAATTTCTATCCATTTTCAGGAGGTCAACAGTTTTGGGTTAAACAAGTTTTAAAAGATAACATTGAGAATGCTATTATTAAAGGTGATTCGTTTGTGGGTTGGGTGCCAGGAGAAGTTGTTTCTGTATACGAACAAGCAGACAAAGATAATTATAAAGGATTCAAAACAATCTATAATAAACAAACTGTTAAGTTTATTGAGAGATTAAATAAAGATATAACTAAAAGAGCAAAACAATTAGGCCTTACAGAAGAGCAAGCACAAATGGCTACACTTAAAATAAAAAATGATGGTAGATATGTTTTTCCAAATAGAGATACCGAATATGGAATGATGGAAGGCACTGCTAGAAAGTACAGGGATTACATTAATAGCGGAAATTATCCTGGTTTAGAAGATTATGTAAGAGAGGGTCCAAATGGTCAGCTGATATTAATAAACATGCCTTATGTAGACTTAAAAAAGTCTGATACCTTTGATCCTGAGCTATTCAAGAGAATAGGCTTTCCTCAATTCAAAAAGGGTGGTAAAACAAAGTCGTCAAAGGAAGATCCTTTAATTGACATCGAAATATTCTTTGAAAGCGTATAATGGCTATAGATAAAAAAATAAATCCTGAAGATAATCCAATAGTAGATAAATTTGCTAGCAGCCCTATCAGTATAGATATTGATGGAGAACCTTTGCCAGAGGGTGTAGAAATGTTAGAAGATGGTGGAGCGGTTATCGGTCCACAGATGATGCAGCCAGCAACACATGACTCAAACCTAGCAGAGTATGTCAAAGAAGAGGACTTAGAAAATATATCATCAGATTTAATTTCAGATTATAATTCAGATAAAGAAACAAGAAAAGATTGGGAGCAAGGATATACTGAAGGATTAGACCTTTTAGGTTTTAAATACGAAGATCGTTCTCAACCATTTCAAGGAGCAAGTGGTGTAACTCACCCATTGCTCGCAGAATCAGTAACTCAATTCCAAGCTCAAGCTTACAAAGAGTTACTTCCTCCCGGTGGTCCTGTAAAGTGCAACATAGTCGGAGCTCAAAACCCTCAGACTGAAGACCAGGCAAAAAGAGTAAAAGATTTCATGAACTACCAGATTACCTCAGTCATGGAAGAATACGATCCGGATATGGATCAAATGCTTTTTTTCTTAGCACTTGCAGGATCATCATTTAAAAAAGTTTATTATGATGCAAATTTAGGAAGAGCTGTTGCAAAGTTTATTCCTGTCGAAGATCTAGTTGTACCATATCATAGTTCAGATTTAGAAACTGCACCAAGAATAACACATGTTTTAAAACAAAATAAAAATGAAGTTAGAAAAAGTCAAATAAATGGTTTTTATAGAGATGTAGAATTAAAACCTACAACTCCAAAAGATAATAGAATTTCAGATAAGTATGATCAATTAGAAGGTGTATCTTCTAATGAGCAAAGTCTTTATGATGACGAATGTACACTTCTCGAAATGCATTGTGATTTGGAAGTACCAGGATTTGAAGATGTTGGACTTGATGGTATGCCAACTGGAATTAAACTACCCTACATAGTAACAATTGATGAGGGCTCAGGTAAAGTTTTATCTATTTACAGAAATTATAAAGCTGAAGATCCGTTAAAGAAAAAAATTCAATACTTTGTTCACTATCGTTTTTTACCTGGTCTAGGTTTTTATGGTTTTGGTTTAATTCATATGCTAGGGGGATTATCTAGAACTGCAACATCTGCCTTAAGACAATTAATAGATGCAGGTACTTTATCAAATCTACCAGCAGGTTTCAAAGCTAGAGGTTTAAGAATTCGTGATGACGATAATCCTTTACAACCAGGTGAATTTAGAGATGTAGATGCTCCTGGAGGAGATTTAAGACAAAACTTTGTGCCTTTACCATATAAAGAACCAAGTCAAACTTTATTCATGTTACTCGGTTTTTGTGTTGATGCTGGTAAAAGATTTGCAGCTGTAGCTGACGCAAAAATATCTGATTCAAATAATGCCAACCCTGTTGGAACAACAATGGCAATGATTGAACAGGGCACTAAAGTAATGAGTGCTATTCACAAAAGAATGCACTATGCACAAAAAATAGAATTCAGATTATTAGCAAGAGTATTCCAATTATATCTTCCGCCAGAATATCCTTATAACGTAACTGGCGGACCTAGAGTAATTAAAACAACAGATTTTGATGATAGAGTTGATATTATTCCAATTAGTGACCCCAATATTTTTTCTATGTCACAAAGAATTCAATTGGCTCAAGCTCAATTACAGCTTGCACAATCTAATCCACAAATTCACAATCCATACGAGGCTTACAGAAGAATGTATCAAGCTTTAGGAGTGCAAAATATTGATGCAATATTACCTCCCCCAGCTCAACCAGCACCGAAAGATCCTGTTACAGAAAATTCTGAATTACTTATGAAAAAAACTGCCCAAGCATTTCCACAGCAAGATCACGTTTCGCACATTTCTGCACATAGAGCATTTTTATCATCAGTTTTAGTGAGAACTATGCCTGATGTAATGACAAACATGACGGCTCACGTATTGCAGCACGTATCACAATTAGCTACACAAAACGTTTTAGAGAAAAATAAAGAAAAGATGGAGCAAATTGCTCAACAATTTGGTGGTCAAATACCTCAACTTGTTCAAAATGAGCTTAATAATCTATTAAATGAGCAAATTGCACAGGTAGAAGCTGAATTAATGTCTCAAATTGTAGCTGAAGAGCAAGAATATTTAGAAGGTGGCGGTGAAGATCCATTAGTTGAACTTAAAAAAGAAGAAATTGGCATAGAAAAGCAAAGAGTTGAGACTGAATCTATGGCAAAAATGGCTAAAATAGAGCTAGATATAGCAAAATTAGAACAAAAAGCTCAAGTTGATGCTGCAAAACTACAGCAAACCGCAGAATTAGCTGCTCAGCGTAATAATATTCAAATGAGAAAATTAAATGCCGCTCAAAGAAGGTAAATCTCAAAAAACTATTTCAAAAAATATTAAAATGTTAAAAAAAGAGGGTAAACCTATGAAACAAGCAGTTGCAATAGCCCTTTCAAAAGCTGGGAAAAAGAAGAGAAAGAAAAAATAACTTGATAAATTTTGATATGTCATCATAAATAAGATATGACATTACCAACTAATAATTCTGAAAAAATGAACGTCATAACTGACGATTTAATAAACTATGCTTTTGGTAGTCACGTAAATGATGAGGATAGAATGTTAATCGCATCAATGATGCTGGTAACAGCTAAAATGATATATTTGCAAAAAATGGGAAGTGATGGTAAAATCATGTATGAGTCTGATAAAGAGGTCATTCTTAAAAATTTAAAACCAACTGTACACTAGGGGTCAACATGTTTAAAAAAACAAAAACAGAAGTCGTAAAAAGCAAAAATCCTTTTCCTACTTTAAAAGTGGGTTCTGATGCTGCTATTGTTTACTCACCTTTTGTTGTTAAAGATAACAAAGGTTCTGGGCCAAAAGGTCAAACAAGCAATATGCAAATAAAAAAAGTAGCTTTTAAAGGCGTAAAATAGTATAAACTTTGCAAACAAGGAGGTTTCTATGAAACTTTTGCAAGATCTCTGGTCACATCTTAAAGAATGGTCAGATTGGAGTATGAAAGATTGGATTAAAGCTGCAATAGTAGCTATAATTGTAATCATAATTATTGGAGCAATATAAAAAGATTTTATGGTATGGCAACTACTAGCAAAGCCCCTTCTTGGCGTCGTCGCTGATGGCGTCAAGGGTTTTGTCGAAACAAAAAAAGCAAAGCAAGAATTAAAACTTACTGAAATTAAAGCTACGCAGAAACTTAAAGAAGATCAAATTGCCGGTAAAGTTGCATGGGAGCAAAGTGCAGTTGATCAAATGAAAGGAAGCTGGAAAGATGAGGTAGCATTAATTGTCCTACTACTTCCAGCAGTTTTAGTATTCACGCCCTTACAAGAACATGTGCATCGTGGCTTCCTCGCACTGCAGGACCTGCCGTCGTATTATCATAATTTGTTGTACATTGCGATATCTGCCAGCTTCGGCATCAAGGCGGGATCTAGTGCAATAGGATTATTTAAAAAGAAGTAATGAGTTACGAAGACCTATCAAACTCAGTAAAATTAAGTGAAGGGTTTAGAAATAAAATCTATCAAGATACAGAAGGGTTTGACACAATAGGCTGGGGTCATAAAGTTGTTCAAGGTGATCCGTTTGAACCTGGAGTAGAATATACTGAAGATGATTTACAAGCAGTGTTTGATAAAGATTTAAGTAGAGCTATAGCTCAGATGAAACAATTATTAATTGAAAATGGCATTGATGAAGTGCCGGAACAAGCCCAACACGTCTTAACGGAGATGTGCTTTCAACTTGGCAAAACAGGTGTTGCTAAGTTTAAGAATATGTGGAAATGCCTGCAAGAAGACAATTTTATCGGCGCAAGTTATGAGATGCTTGATTCCAGGTGGAATAAACAGACACCGAATCGATGCAAAAAATTGTCTGATAAAATGAAATCATGCGGTTAGAAAATTTTTTTACAGCTTACAAAAAACAATTAATTGATAGACAAAAGGCGGTTGAAGAGTCTATAACCAGTGGACTGTGTAAAGACTGGTCAGATTATAAATATTTGACTGGTAAAAATGCAGCATTAAAAAACGAGATACAGGAACTCACGGACCTGCTAAAAAAACAGGAGCTAGAAGATGACGACTAAATCTAAGCTAATTATGCCCAAAAATGTTTGGGACACAAAAGCTAAAACCGAACTTGAAAAAGTTCCAGATCCATGTGGATGGAGAATAGTTTTATTACCCCTTAAATTAGATAAGAAAACTAAAGGCGGTATTCACTTAACAGACGATACAATTCAAGAATCTCAAATGACTACTAACATTTGTAAAGTTTTAAAGGTTGGACCTTTAGCTTACAAAGGAGAAAAGTATGGCAAGATTTGGTGTAAAGAAGGTGATTGGGTTATAATCACAACTTACGCAGGATCAAGAATAAGAATAGATGGCGGAGAATTGAGAATTGTAAACGATGACGAAATAATAGCAACTGTAAAAGATCCAAGAGATATTTTACCCAAAAATATAATGTAAGGAGAAAACTATGATTGAACCACGACCAAACGAAGAAAAATTAGTGCCTTTAGATACATCAGGAGAATCTGTTGATGTTGAAGTAAAAGATAAAGAGCAAGAAACAAAAAGCAAAGATCCAGAAGTTACTGTTGAACAAGTAAATGAAAAAGTTGAAGAAACAAAATCTGAAGAAAAATCAGAGGAACATGATAAATACTCAAGCAAAGTTCAAACTAGAATTAATGATTTAACTAAGAAATGGAGAGAGGCTGAAAGACAGAGTGAAGCTGCTTTGCAATATGCTCAATCTGTTCAAAAAGAAAATGAGAGTTTAAAAAAGAAAAATTCTACTTTAGATGCATCTTACATTGAAGAATATAAAACAAGAGCTCAAGCTGAAACACAAGCATTACAAAAACAATTAGCAGATGCAATTCAAGCTGGTGATTCTAGTAAACAGGCTGAATTACAAGAAAAATTAACAAGTAGTATACTGCAAAAACAAAGAGCTGAAATGACGATAGCAAAAAGAGCTCAAGATGCAGAACAGGCTGTTGAAGAAAAACCAGAAAAAATTCCGACTGAAACAAAACCAATACCAAAACCAGAACCAAGTCAAAAAGCAAAAGACTGGGCTGCTAAAAATAAATGGTTTGGAGATGGAACAGAGAATAATCATGATGTTGTTAAGACAATGGCTACTTACGGAATTCATAGACAATTAATTAATGAGGGTGTAGACCCTGAGTCAGATGATTACTACGCTGAAATTGACACTAGACTTAATCGGTATTTTAGTGATAATGTAGAATCAAATCAAGTTTCTAGTAACAGACCCGCTCAGACTGTTGCTGGTGCTGCCAGAAATGGCAATGCGACTGGGCGCAAAACTGTGAAACTCTCGCCAACACAGGTTACAATAGCTAAAAAATTAGGCGTGCCATTAGAAGAATACGCAAGACAGTTGCAGATGATGCAACAAAAATCGTGAAGAAGGAGGCGTAAATGAATGAAATAGACAAAAAAACTTCGCGCAAAAGTGAAACCCGTGAAAAGGTTGCTCGGAAGAGGGGATGGGTTCCTCCTTCGAACTTAGATGCGCCAGAACCACCTGAAGGTTTTCATCATCGGTGGTGTCGCACAGAATTTCGAGGTCAATCTGATGAAAAAAATATCATCGGTAGACTAAGAAGTGGATATGAACTTGTGAGAGCAGATGAGTATCCCGATAGAGAGGATTTACCCTCTATTGCAGACGGAAAATATAAAGGCGTTATAGGTATCGGCGGATTAATTTTAATGCGTTGTCCTTTAGAGGTTAAAGAAGATCGAGATGAATATTTTCGACAATTAACTGACACAAAGACAAAAGCTATTGAAAACGATCTACATAAAGAAGAGCACCCCGCAATGCCAATCCATCAGGAAAGGCAAAGCAGAGTATCATTTGGGGGTAACAAAAAATCTAATGGGTAGATCTATGTTCTCTCAATATTAAAGGAGACTACTATGGCTAACATAGACCAAGCTTTTGGATTACGTCCAATCGCTAAAGTAGGTTCAGCACCCGGTGGGACTACTGGGACAACTAAATACTCTATTGCGGATAACCAAGGTACTGCGATCTTCACTGGCGATCCCGTCAAATACAAAAATGACGGAACAGTCGAGGTAGCTACTGCTGGCGATCCAACATGTGGAATATTTACAGGTTGTTTTTATACAGACCCAACTACAAAGAAACCTACTTTTAGGGATCATTTCCCAGCTTCGCTCTCACCAGGAGATGCGATAGCATTTGTAGCTGACGATCCCGATCAACTATTCATTGCACAGCAAGATTCAGATGGTGGAAATATCGTCGCTGCAGACTTAAACTTAAATGCTAATCTAGTATTTGGCGCAGGAAGTACTACAACTGGTATGTCTGGCGTTGAAATAGATTCAAGCTCAAAAAACACAACCGCGGCGTTACAGGTCAGACTAATTGATTTTTATGATGTTCCAAGCAATGACTCCACTGCTAATAACAGTGTCTTAGTTGTAAAGATTAATAATCATCAGTTAGGATCTCACACTGGAACGTTAGGCGTATAAGGAGGACTAGACTATGGCTATTAATAGAGCACAACTGGCCAAAGAACTGGAACCTGGCTTAAACGCCTTGTTCGGCATGGAATACGCTCGTTATGAGAATGAACATGCTGAGATCTTTGACCAAGAAACAAGCGACAGAGCATTTGAAGAAGAAGTAATGCTTGTTGGCTTCGGCGAAGCGGCCGTAAAACAAGAAGGTGCAGCTGTTCAATTCGACACTGCAAAAGAAAGTTTTACAGCTAGATATACTCACGAAACTATTGCACTTGCATTTAGTTTGACTGAGGAAGCTGTCGAAGACAACTTGTATGACACTTTATCAGCTCGCTATACAAGATCATTGGCACGTTCAATGGCTTACACAAAACAAGTTAAAGCAGCAAACATTTTAAATAATGCGTTTGCAACTGCTGGAGGAGATGGTGTTTCATTAGTAAACAATGCACACCCAACTACATTTGGTGGTAATTTCTCAAACATCAGTGCAACGAACGCTGACTTAAACGAAACCTCATTAGAGCAAGCAATGATTGATATTGCAGGCTTTATCGACGAAAGAGGCTTAAAAGTTGCGATGCAGGGAAGAAAATTAATAATCCCGGTAAACACGCAATTTGTAGCGGATAGAGTCTTGAACTCCACTCTAAGAGTTGGTACTGCTGACAATGACATCAATGCAATGAGAAACATGGGCATGTTACCAGATGGTTATGTAGTAAACCACTACTTAACTGATACTGATGCATTCTTCATTAAAACTGATGCTCCTAATGGATTTAAACACTTCGTAAGAGCTGCCCTTACTACAGGTATGGAAGGTGATTTCGATACAGGAAATATGAGATACAAAGCGCGTGAAAGATATAGCTTTGGTTTTTCAGATCCTAGATGTGTATACGGATCTCAAGGTTCATAATAATTAACTAAATCTTTCTTAGGTGAAGAAGGCGGTTGCGAGACCGCCTTTTTTATTTTATAGTATTCTTACCCAAGACTTAAACGACAACTAACAAAGGAGGTTGACATGGGAACAACTACATTTTCAGGTCCAGTAAAAGCTGGTACCGTAAGAGAAGGAGCTAGTGCTAATACAGGATCTGTATTGATGGCTCAATCAGCAGTAATAGATATTATTGGTGCTACTAATACAACAGCTGTAGGTATTATTCCTGCTAACTCACAGATTGTGGATGTAATTTTAAACGTTACAACTGTATCTAATGATGGTGGAACAGCTACAGTACAAGTGGGACATGCGGGTGACACTGATGAATATTTACCAGCTACAAACGTAAAAGCTTTAGCTACAACTAGAGGTACAATTCAAACCGATGGTACTGATATTGGTACGTCTGATCAAACTGTTAATGCAATTTATACGGCAGCTAATGGTGATGGCACTACAGGTGCAGCTACAGTAACTATTCTTTACATTCAAAATAATAACTTAGCATAAGGGGTTTAAATGTACGCTATTAAAAACAAAGAGTTAACAGCTAGCGGACAAGTAACTACAAAAGTTGTTGCGGGCACTAATACTCTTAGTGCTCCAGCTAGAGTGCTGCAACTTAGTATTAGATGTGGAAGCACTTTAGGTAGAGTAGACCTTGTTGACGACGGCCCTAGTGGCACTGTTAGGTATACAGTTCCTACTCCTGCAATTGGTGCTGGTGAAGATGAAGTTATGACAATAAGTTTTCCAGATTTTGGAATTAGATTTCAAACTGACTTATATGTTTTCTTTAATCAAGCTACACATGTTGAAGTACTTTATGCTTAGTCATGGCTAAGAAAAGGGACAAACAGCCACCAAAAACGAAGAAATATTTCCGCTCCACAAAGTCTGGGGCGGGAATGACAAAAGCTGGTGTTGCGAAATATCGTCGTGATAATCCAGGTTCTAAATTAAAAACAGCTGTTACTGGCAAGGTTAAACCAGGCTCAAAAGACGCAAAGCGAAGAAAGTCTTTTTGTGCTAGAAGTGCAGGGCAAATGAAAAAATTTCCTAAAGCTGCTGCAGATCCAAATTCCAGACTTAGACAAGCAAGAAGACGTTGGAAATGCTAAGATTAATCATAATATTACTGTTTGTTACAACACAAGTTTTTGCGGAAACCAACACAGTTTCTTCTACCGTGGTTACAAATAATACACCACCTACTGCAAATTCACCGAGCGTTGTTGTAAACAATTCTGACGTTTGTAAGACGGCGGTAGCCGGGGCCGTGCAAACCCAGATTCTTGGGATTAGTAGCGGGATTACGGTGACTGATGAAAACTGTGAAAGAATAAAATTAGCGAGATCTTTATACGCTTCAGGTATGAAAGTTGCATCTGTGTCAATATTATGTCAAGATCCACGTGTTTGGGACAGCATGACTATGGCAGGAACCCCATGTCCGTACATGGGTTCTATTGGTCAAGATGCAGAAACAGGTTGGAAAGAGAATATGGATATGATTCCAGAGGGTAGTGTGATCTATGCAAAATGGAATGACGAGATAAATAAAATCAAAGTAAAAGAAGGAGTTGAAAGCGATGGAGCAAAACTGGCGAAATTTATTATTGCTGCTATGGTTATGCACTCTGGTATCGTTACCTTCTTCCCTTAGAGCTGAGTGTCCAGTCACTGCATCTGGAGTTTGCACACCAGGTGTAGAAGAAACAATCGTCATAACAGAAACAGAATCAATAGAATATGAAGCTGATGGCCATACGGTTACTACTACGACAACCACAGATACCACCACAGTTACAGTAACAAACGAGGACTCAGGTGATATTTTAGATGGGAATAATGGCTATGTAATTCCTAACAAAGAAGGTGATATGGATATTGACTGGGGTGGACAAGGCCCTGCAAATATGCCATCTGGCAACAATTGCTATCAATTAGGTTCAGATAAATGTGCACAAATAACAGGTAGTGGCAACAGCACAAGTAGTATGGGTGTCTCTGGTATGGGCACCACATTTATTAATACAATTGATATATCAGAGCTGGATATAGAAAATGGTGGTCGTACAAATTACTCAATAAAAGTGGATAAACGAGATGCTCAGGATCGAATCTACATGCATATTACAGGTCGTAATGGCAAAACAGACATATTTAGTGGCACTGATATATTATCTGAATCTGGTGTAACAAGTGGATATCAAGAATAT